AACAACGCGGGTGCGATCATAATCAAGACCTTGCTCTGCACAAATATTTTCTGCATCTTGTTCTGACGTAAGCCAAATGGCCATAGCCATACGCATACCATCAACCAACGCTGAACTACCCCTAATCGAAGATCTTGCAGTCATACTGTCCTCATTGCCTTGTAATGCAAGCTTGCTCATGTGATGGATTGAAAGAGTAGCGCAACCGAATTGTGAAGATATTGCCGAGCAAAACTGACAATACAACTGCGCTACTTCTTGAGAGGTAGTTATTGGCGCGGAAACGAAGGATTGCACGGGATCAATAACTACCAACGCAAGATTATTTATACTGCTTAATTCTTCCATAAATTCATGTGCTTGTGTTGTCAAACCCAAACCGTTGTGATCGTCTTTGACAAAGCTTACCGGTTTACCAAAATCGGGGACTGTGAAAGCGTAAAGATCGTAAGGTGCAGTATGTCTTTTGCCTTTTGGATCTAATGCGTCCACCCTTCTGTGAAATTCATTTTGATCGTCCTCTGCTGAAAGAAAAACAACATTACCATGATTTACTATATTTTTATTGAGCCACTTGCCATTACCAGCACCAACAATGTTCAAACCAAGCGATAAAGACAACATAGATTTACCAACACCACCAATCGAAGCCAAAAGACTTGGCTTTGATGATTCAACCATTTTATCTACCAACCAAACACGCTCTGGTGGTTTTTCTTGGAAGTTTTTAATAGAGTATTTACGCAAACCAAAACCAAGATCAAGCAACTCAAGTTTGACTTTTTCCAAACCCTGATCTCTGGCAAGATCGTTAAAATCTCCAGATATTGATGGTATTCTGACTGAACAATTATAAAATGATGAACTTATTTCTTGCGCTTTCTTTTGACCAAGACCTGTCTTGTCATTATCAAAAGCCAATGTAATCTTGCAATCGGTTTTTGTTCTTAAATTTTTTACAGCTTCATAGCCAAAGTTTGCAGAAAAAACACAAGCAACAGGAGTGTTTGTTGCTTCATAAACTGTGCTTCCTGTAGCATAACCCTCAACAACAATAAGATTTTCTAATTTTGGCAATGAATCAAAATCTGTGCCAATCAAAAACATATTGCCTTTTACTTCACCAGCACTTACAAATCTTTTATCTCCTTTTTGATTTATATATTGCAAAGATCGTATTTCACCCAAAATGTTAAAAATCGGAACAACAAGACTCTCAGATTTTGATTTTAAGCCATAGTTTTGTATGTTTTTGATAGCAAGGTAGCGGTGTTCCTCTACTTTTGCGTATGAGCTAAACCTGGACTCACAATCGACAGCTACTTCATTTTGACGTTTTTTTTGCTCGATTTCTGCTTTTTTTTGGGCCTCTTGTATTTTTTTTGTGAGATCCTCTCTTTCTCTTTGTGTAAGATTTGAATTTTTTGTGGACGACCACTTTTGTTCTTGGCCCGTTCTCCAATTACCAAAGTTTGCAAAGATATGATCTCCTACTTGATGAATCACATACCAACCGCTTTTCTCATTTGATTTGTCTGGTCTAACACCAGAGCTTGCAGAAACCATAACCCTGACTAATTGGCCACTAATATCAAGATGTGAAACCTTAAGACCAAAATTGTTCATCTCTGTAAGAAGATCAGTATCGGTTGGTGTTGTGTATGGTTTTGTTATCAAACCATTTTTCCCAATGTAATTAGTTAGATCCAATTTCTACTCCATCTTCTGCTTGTTTGTCTGCGTAGTTTAAATAATGTCTTATTGCTTCTTTAAATAAATTTTTTCTGTCTTTGCTTTGCCATTTATGTAATTCAAAAGATTTGTTTTTTTTTGCATGATTAATATAAATATCTTTTGTGTTTTTGAGAGCATAATCTACACCCACGTTTGATACGCTAGATATGTTTTTAATTATTTCTCCTTCTGCTATTTTTTCTTGGTGCTTCATAGAACACGCTCCATAAAATCTATTGTTTTCTTTGACGAAAAAACCCCTCGCTGATCTCCCGCAATGGGAACACAACGAGGGCCTATCGTCTTTTAAAAACTTCAAAAAGGAATATCTTCGGAATCTACATCACTATCCTTTTGGACAGATTTTTTCTTTGTAGATGTTTTTTTTGATACTACCTCTTCATTATCTTCAAATGGTCTAAATGATTTATTAACAAACTGTGGATAACCACTATCGTTCATTTCAACTTTCACATTTAATTTCATACCATTCAAATCATCTGTGTTTTTGAGAACCCCAGAATGTCCGCAAGCTTTAGCAAACCTTGCTAAGTTTCCTAAACCTATTTCTACAGATTGAGGATTGTTATGTGCAACCCAAAATCCATCACGAAACATTTTGCCATTCTCAAGAATCTTTACTGTAAATTCACATAAAATACCACCATTATTTCCAAGCGGTTTCCCCTCACTTGATATAACTTCAACATTGTATGTTCCGGCTTTTATAAGCTCATCATCAACAGAAGATTCTAAATCAACAACTGCATCATGTTTACTAAGATCCATCTTTTTCTCCTTTTATTGCTTTTCTTATTGTTTCCCAATCGAACGGCAACTCGTCTGGCAAAGCATATCTGTTCTTTGCTAAATAAGCTGGATTATCGTTGGTATATAAAACCCTGTCACCTTTCACAAGTTTTGATGAAAGCTGACCACCCTTACCTTGAACTTTTACAGATCCAAGATTAAAAGTCGCAAAGAAGATAATATCTAAATCACTTGCTTTGCGGTGTAGTTTGATAATAAATTTATCAAATGGTTCAACTCTAGGATCTTCTTGTTTTCTTATTTCACTATGCGCAATTAAGAAAATAATCATGCCATTATTACGACATTCATCAAGAATACCAAGAATTGTTCTCCAATACGCTAAACACTCAACATAACCTTTACCATAGCCCTTTTGCTCTATGGATTTTACATTTTCTGTTTCGCAATATTTGGCGTGAATTAGCTTTTCTAGCCAATCCAAACTGTCTATCACAAGAGTTTTATAATCATGCTCTCCATCACGCACCTGTATCAAATTTTCCATAAATTCATCATAGTTTGTTGCAACGGGAAAATGATCACATTTTATTGTCCCCATGCCGTCCTCTGTGGTAATTATTATTGGTTTTGGAAAACTTGAACCCAACGTTGTTTTACCTACTGCTGGGCCACCATGTATTGTAATTCTTGGTGGCATTTGTCTTGCTTTTTTTAAGATACCCTTCAAAGCCATGATTACCCCTTATTCTTTGGTTTACCCAAACCTGTTTGTATTTTCATATTTACAACCGGCGGTAAGTTATTATTCAAAGATGAAACAAGACTATCTATTTCTTTTACTAGATCGTCAACACCATCTATCACGTCAAGCGCTTCTTGATATGCTTCTCTCGCTCTATCTCTTCTTTGCAGAACATTCAACAATCTTTCCGCTTGCGGTTTCGTTTTTGCATCAAGCTCGTCAAGAAAAACTTCACGCATAGATCCATCATCTTGAGCTAGTTTGATACCGCTAGATTCCCTAGTTTTTGTTTCACTTTGGGATTCTGGATTTTCATTTACATCTTTCATACATTACTCCTCATTAAAAGATTTATATGTGTCACATTTGTCCTTTGCTGGACAAAAACGACAATGATTACCAAAATTAAATTTTGGCATTTCCTCTTCACAACTATCACAAGCTGTTTTGAGTTCGTTGAAACCCCATAGCACCAGATCTTGTGCTTGGAGTGTCGTTGTTCTTATTGGGCCATCTTTATGTTTTGCTCTGGGTTGGACGATAGTAAGATCTAAGACTGTTTTTTCATTACCATATCTTGCAAGCGCACCCAAAGCATAGATTTTTAATTGTTTGTTGTTTTGCGCTTCTACAGGGTATCTGCCAGATTTAAAATCTATGACTGAGATATGGTTGTCTGCCAAAATCAGAGCATCAGCAGTTCCCCAGCATCTTGGATTTATTTCTTCAAGTGTTACCTGTTCTTCGATCAATAGTTTCCCCTTCTTTTTTATTACTTGATCCTGAACATAATCTACATAAGTTTCTGCACATTCAATCATTTCTTCATTTACCTCGATTTCAAAATCTTCAACTCTCTCGACCTTACCAAGCCAATAAGATTTCAAAGATATACCATCTCCTTCAAGCCGATCTTTCAACTTCATTTCACTTATCTGGTGAAGCAAAGTTCCCTCTACTGCTGGCTTGCTTACAACATACACAACATCTTTTGATAGTTCGATTGATCCCGGACAAGCAAACCATCTATCAGCAGATGATGGACTTAAATCAGCGTGTTTCATTTGATGTATGGAAAGAATTTTGTTCTTGCCTAATTACATCATTAAGGTCATACAATATACGACCACCTATTTTCCAAAACGCTGGGCCTTTACGCCTGTATCTCATATTAGCCAATGTTTTGGGAGAGACACCCCATCTTTCCGCTAATACTTGTGCTGTTAGAGTTTGTTCTTTGTTAAATTGTTTTTCTTCGTTATTCATTAGATTTCCCTTTTTCACTAAATATACCCTATAATACATTATAAATATGGAATTGAAAGATATTTTACATAAAAGATTTCCAGATGATTTGGATTCTTTTCACGAAGTAACTAAACCAAAACACTACAATCAGGGCGGTGTTGAGTGTATTGACGCTATAAAGTCTATGTTATCCGAAGAAGAGTTTATCGGATATTTGCGTGGTAATAGCTTCAAATATAGATGGCGTTTCAGACATAAAAATCTGAAACAAGATCTTGAGAAAGCTGAGTGGTATGAAAATATGTTAAAGGAGTATTTTTAAATGATGAATGAAATTTACGATCCAAAGTGTCCAATATTTATTGAACGTAATGGAAGAAAAAAAATATGGGTTGATGAAAACAAGGTCAATGATCTTGAAGATTTCGCAAAAGATAACCAAGTTTCATTAGCTCAATTAGCAGATTATTTTATTGGATTAGGACTATCAACATTGAAACATTGTCCAGATCAAAAAATAAAATTTGATATTGAAGAATTAAAGTTTTAGATCTCTGATTGCTTCTGTTGATGATTTTAAAGTTTCAAGTGTATTTGCTTGCTCAATAAAAGATACTTTTTTCTGATAAGTTTTTCCTGTATTTCTGTTAGGGATAAATAACACTTTATCTAAAGATAAATAAACAAAAGCAAATATATCTACTTCATCTTGACTATAAACTCTATAATCGTTTTTTTTGTTTGATATTTTTTTCTTAATATCCCAACGCAACCAATGACTATTATTTCTTTCAAATTTACTGTCTGTTGTTTTTGTTTGAATTTTATAGTTTATGTTATCTTTGATGCACAAAAAATCATATCTTGCTGATTCTGACGTTTCAAAAACATCATCAAAATATCTCACTAGGTAGCTTGCCGTTAAATATTCTCCAGCTAGACCTGTTTTTTGCTGGATCATTTTTTAATTTGTGTTATTTCTTTTTCTTTTTTATTTTTTATTTCAGAATCAATCTCTGGATTATTTGCCAAAAATACCACTTTACCCCTTTCTCTCAAGTCAGATATTGTATCTTCTAAAATTTTTGTTTTAACGTATGGCAGTTGATTTTGAAAATCAGGAGAAGCGACTAAGGTTTCTAAAATACGTTTTGCTCCTATTTGTTTCTGTATTGATAAAAGCTCGGAGTATTTTTCTTCTGTTAGTTTTACTCCATCAATCGTTTGACTTTGATAACCAGGAAAATAATCTAACTTTAAAAATTCTTGAAAAACAGGGTTTTGTCTTTCTTCGGATATGTTTATGGGTATAAGTGTAAAGCCGCCAACTGACGGAGTAATGTCATATTCTTGTATCTCTCCAAATATGTTTCTTTTTGGCGGTAGATCTTTTGAGCTTTTTGAAAAAATGTAATCTGTTACTGTAGGACTAATTCTATTTATAAAAGCGTCACCAATATTTTTAGCATTTCTAATAACCGGATCTTCTGCTTGTCTAAAGTATTTAAGTATTGTTGGAGAAAATGAAGTGAAAAATCTTAAAAGAAAATCTTCACTATATCTTTCTGGCTCTGATAGCACTTCGACAACACCCGTTAAACCTGTTAAGAATGTTTTGTTAGTTAGGTTCTCTGAAACGGATTCAATTAAACTAAATAAAACTTCTTGGATTCCACCTTCTTTTTCTACCAATTCTGGATAATCATTCATTAGGTTGGCTAGATCAGCACTCAATCCAAAAATAATCCCAACCGGCTCAAATCTATTGTAACTGTAGTAAGTATCTCCAACTTTAATTGAATAAGGCCGCCAACCTAACTCTCTAAGAGCTTGCCTCTCTTTCCAAGGTCTTGGCCCTCTTCCTGTAATGTTGCCTTGACTTGCAAGAGCCATAACGCCCGCTGTCATAAGACCGCCCATAGCAAATTTGGCAAACTCTAAATCTCTGGCTTTACCACCTTTAGCTATATTTTTTCGTGTAGTAGAAGAAATGTAACTTAACGGAGTTCTACCTAAAGCAAAATTGACAATATTTATAGGAGTTCTAACAAATGGAAATATAAATCTCCACCATTGGTTTCTATTAACCCAACCCGGCGCTCCTTGAAAAATACCCTCAACGGGTTTTGTAAAGGTTAAATATCTGCCTTCATCTATAGCGGCAAGCCTAACATCTTCACCTAATTTCTTTTTGTCTTTATATAAATCAAATGCTCTTTTGACACCCTTGCCCTCTTTTTTAGCTTGGCGCATAGCTCGTCCAAAATATTCTTGAGTTTGTCCGATTGTTTTAAACAAAGCATCTTCAAGAGTTAAAAGTTTTCCGGGTACTCTAATAAAATCTCCTTTTAGACCACTTATTGCTTGTTGCCTTGATAGCTCTAATTTTACTAAAGGATCGTCTAATTCATCAAATGATTTTCCAAACAATAAATTTTTGCCAACTGCTTTAATACCTTTAATCGCTCCGTATATTGTTCCTAAAGCTCTTGCTCCGGCTTCTGAAACAGTAAGCGCATCTTTAGTTCCAAGCGCTTTACCAGAAAGCGCGCCTAACAAATATTCTCCCGGTCTAATTGTTGCTGTAATGGCGTTTGAAATCATATTAACAAAATGTGTTGATGGCGCTGATAATAAAAAGTTAATCCACGCTTCTTGCACTTTATCTAATGTTGTTGGCTTATATGTATCTTTAACAAAACCTTGTAATCCAACATCATCATCAATTTTAGTAATTGCTAATGCTATTTCATCTATGGATTGTCTGCTATCAGCACCTTTTAAATAGTCTGATATAAATTTATTTCTTTTTTCTGCTGGGCCTACAAATTCTCTAAAAGCTCTTAATGCTCTACCAGCTTCAGCAGTAATACCAACAATTTGTTCTGTTATTGCAACAACCCTAGTTTTTGCCAATCTGAGCGCTACCCTATTAGCATCAGATGGATCATTTACAACCTTTCTGGCTAGTCTTGCAACCTCTGATAGCGCTTCATCATGTAAAACTCTGGCCGCGTCTATTTGTTCTGCGTTGAAAGCTTCTCCAATTTTTCTAATAAGTATATCGTCTGGTGTCAACCCGATTGATTTACCAAGCGCTCTAAGCTTTTCTCCTTTAGATCCAAAAGGAACGATTCTCCTCGCGGCGTTAAGATCAACTTTACCAACTATTTCTTTAAGAACGTCTATTACATCTTCTGGTGAAAGTATTTTTTCTAAATTTATATTACCAGCTTTTTCTGGGCCACCTGTTTTTGCTCTACCACCACCTTGTCCAACATAAGATCCACCAAAACCTTCATCTACTCCTAGTTCTTGATTTGAAATTGCTCTAGCTTGATCTGCACTAGCTCCAGCGTTTCTAGCATCTTGTTCTATTTGAGATCTACTTTCATCTCTCATTCTTGAGGTGTGCGCATTGTAGTATTTTTCAACATCATCTGCATCACTGTTAATACCCTCTCTTGATTGAAAATAAGATATATTTGATTCAATAGACTTTTCTTTTTCGTCTGCGTTTTTGAGCGCCCTTGTCATTTGCACTTCTGTCATAACGCTTATTTCTTCTGGTGTATAACCATCTTTTAAAAGCTTTTCTTGTATTTTTTGTGAGTTATTTTCTGCTGATTGATAATCTATATATTTTTGTTGATCTTCTGGTAAGATTCTGTTTTCTTGAATTAAATCTACTATTTCATCTTGTTCTAGTCTGTTATATCCAGAAGCGGTAGTTTCATTTATTCTGCCTGTAAATCCGGCTTGTGTTAGGATCTCACCCGCTCTTTCTTGTGCATCTCCAGGTTTTACATTTTTAGAGAATATGTATGGGAAATTTTTTCTATAATCTGCACCAAAAACATCTTCAAGACCATAATCATCTGGGCTAAATTTACCTGTAATTAAACTAGAAACTCTTTTAACATTTGGCTCTTTTGGATTCAAAGTTTCGTTTATTTTTCTTGATGGAACAAAACGTAAAGCAATATTGTTTCTAGCATCTAGCATAGAATCAAAACTTCCTACCCTTCTGCTTACATCTTCTGTTGAAAGCTTGTTTCTTAAATCTTGTAATTCTTGATCTTTAAGTAAATCTCTACCCTCTGACTGTCTTATGGTTTGTTGTGTGTTTATTTCATTATCAATTTCATCTTTTTGTCTTTTGGTTCTAACAAAAGCATTTACTTTTCCACTTACACTGTCATAAGAAAAAATAAATTTATTTTTGCCATAAGTACCAACACCATTTTTTGAATCCCCTTGAAACTTAATAGGATCTTTTTTTACATTTTCTTTTATGCGGTTTTGTTCTTTTATGTAATCATCATAATTTTTAACAGCATTTGGATTGTTTTTGATCTTAAAATCTCTTTCTATTTGTTCTACATCAACACCCGGATCTCTTGGCCTACCTTCTGCTTTGTCAATATCATTTTTTACTTCTTCTGCGGCTTGACGTTTCCCTCTAATTTTCCCTAAAACTCTAAATGCTACGTCAAAAGATACACCCAAACCACTACCCTCTATGGCCATCTTCAATCTTTGTTTTGCTTGTGAATCATCTGGATCTGCCGCCAGAAATTCAGATACCGGATTCTGTAAGCTTGGTATTGATTGAATTAAATTTGATAATCTTTCTTCTTCTGGATTAAATGCAAATTGTTCAGCAACACCACCTCTAAGAGCTTCTTTACCAACACGCTCTAAACCTTTATAAGAAAGTATTGGTGCAACTTCGTTGACAACATTTCTAGTTTTCCCAAGTGCGCTAAAACTGCTATATGGTGTCAAAAATTGTGCTATAACTCTAACAAATTTAGCTACGGGAAATTTAGGATCATCTATTTGTGGTATTAGTGCATTATATGCTTTTTGTAATTCACCATCTGATTTGTTGGTGAAGGCATTAGTTAATACTGCTAATTTTTCAGATTTTTTAGTATCACCTTGTAATTTAGATTTAAAAGCTTGTGTAGCTAAACCATAAAAAATTGGGTTTTTTCTGGGATCATATTTTGTTAAAAAGTCAGTAGTTTTAGCGGTTGCTTCTCCCGCATCTCTAATACCACCGGCCAGAGCGTTAAATGTATAATCTTTAAAACGACCTCTACCTCTAAAATCATCTCGTTGTTGTTTTTCTTCTTTGAAGTTTTGTAAAAATACGTCTTTATTTTCTTGGGTTATATTTTTATTATTTAGATACCTAATAAGTTCTATATTTTTTTCTTTTTCAATTTTTAGATCTTCTACAGATAATTCTTTTTCATGCGAAAATGTATATTTTTTTCCATCGTCTGGGTGAGTAAATTCATATTTTTTTGCCATATCATTTTATAAATCGTCAATATTAGTTACGTCGCTACCTTGACCACCTAAACCTTGTGTTCCACTTAAAATAACAGAGTTTACTAAATCTAGTAATGCGTCTTCCTTTCTAAAAATATTTTTATACAGTTCTAACTCCGCTGGATTTTTAAAAAATTGTTCTGGTGTCAGGTCTGGGTTGAGCGCCGCCGCTTCTCGAAAATCTAAAAACGCTTGTACTTCTAACTGACTAAGTTTAGGTGTTGCTGTTTTTTGTTGTAATTGAAATTTAGCAAACTCTGCTGTATTTTCTACGCCTAAAGCATCAAACAGATCTAAACTTGACTGTTCAACCGATCCGTCTTCTACTCCTTGCTGTAACCTTTGTCTTGTTCTATCAAATAATTCTTGTTTTGCCTGTTTGTCTTCTCTATCATCTAAAAACGCCAATCTTTGTAAAGTATTACTATCCTCACCTTGTAGGGTATCTTTAAGAGAGCCAAGCATAAGTGCTAATTGTTTTCTATTTAACAATTTTTTTCGTTGTGGCGCTGGTGCTGGAGTTGGCGCTGGTGTTGGGGGTGGTGTTGATGAAAAAGCTCCAGATGACATATTATTTTCCTAAAAGGGCCGCTTCTCCTAAACCAAGAATACCGCCCAATACATCTCCCGCCCCTGTTTTCTTTTTGCTAAATGATCCGGCTAATGTTGGGACACCACTTGCCGCACCTGTTAATATTGCTAATTGTTCTTGTGGGAACAGTCTTGCTCTATCAAATTCTTCTCTAGCTTTATCAAGGGCTAATTGTTGTAGTCTTTGTTGTTGTAGTCCTTGATTTCCTAGCAATCCTAAAGTCCTAAATTGATCTGCTAACTGATCTTGTATCACTCCACGTCTGAAAATATCTTGTCTGTTCATTCTATCTAAATCACCTTCTGCAAGTTGTGTAGCTCGATCAAAGCCACGACTTCTTAAATTAGATATTGTTCTAGCGGTTTGATCTATTAATGGTCTTGTAGCTTCTGATTCTAAAATGGCAGATCTTGAGCCACCAAAAGCACCCGCTTTTATTGCTCTATCTTGAGCATCACTTGTAATTATATCTCTTGCTCTACCAAAATCTGCTAAAGTTTGATCTACTACTTGCTGTTCAAAAGGGTTTTGATAGCTTTGCAATCCTTGTTCACCGCCTACATCTAATATAGATGTTGGTGATGGATCATCTATTAATCCCTGTAAAGATTCTCTTGGGTTGCCAGCAAAAGACCTACCAGCAGATCTTCTTCCCAGATCAAATTGATTTAATTGATCTAGGTTGAATCCAGCTACCTGTGGGCCTGTATATGGTGTAAATGGTTGTTGTGCAACAGTTCTTCCAGCACTATACAGATCTTTAAACATCTGTTCTTGAAACTCTGGTAAAACAACTTCATTTGTATTTGATCCTTTTGCCACTAATCTAACTCCTTTTGTATTGTATAGCTTGTTTTCCAACCCATATATTTACTTCTTTTTGTTAAAAGTTTTACCCAACCTTTTCTTCCACCACCATAAAATCTGGTAATGCCATATTGTTTAGCAAACTCTTCTATGTATGGTATCATTTTTTCTAGCTCTTGATAATCTCCACCACAAAATAATAGGTTCATAGCTTTTACTCTTGGGAAAAAAACAAATTCAGTTATGTATGCTGATTTTTCTCCGGGCCAAAGCAAAAACCTACCATCTCTAATTCTTTCTTCTACATCTTCAATATGATATAAATCTTGATATTTTAAAGCTTGTTCTATATATTTTTTACATTTTTTCCATTGCATTTCCCACTCTGGTATTTTTACAACAGAATCTTTAATCACCTTTTGCATATTCAATCAAACTAGCTACAACATTTATATTTGCATGAGATACTTCTATTTTTAATATATCTCCAGCAACAAGAATAACTGATCTTGTTAGTAATTCTTTTGTTTCTTTAGCAGATATATTTATTTCTTTAAATATTGTAAAGGGGTGTCCTGTGCTGTCTGTAATTGACAGTGTGACGGTTGTTGCTTGATTACCATCATCACCAATTAAAATAGATTCTATTATTGAAAAATCAAAATCTGTAGATCCTGGACAAGTGTATAGTGTTGTTAATGCTGTACTTGTAACATCTTTTTTTACACTTACTGCTCTTTGAATATATTGTCTTTGTGAAGATAAATCCATTATCTACGTCCTCTTGGTTTAGCATCAACTCTTACTTGACCAAGTTTGAAGTCTTGATCTGTATCTCCCTCAACCTTCATTGATATAGATCTTGCGCTAAATCTTGCGTCCATATATCCATCTGATTCAAAAGTAAACGAACCAAAATCTGTTTCTGCACCATTTGATGTAAATCTGCCTTTAAATGACAAAGTAACTCCCGGCAAAGTGTTTGCTTCTGAATCTGGTATTATTTGATTGACTTGTGCCAATCTATCTCCACGACCAATTTCTATTGGCCCGGTAGTGCAAAATGGTTTAGTAGATCCTAATCCCAAAGAGTTTTGTAAAGAGGTTGATTCATGTTGAAGTATATTGCCAGAGCCATCTCCAGCTATAGGATATTCTAAAACACCTTGATCCCACCAAGCTCCTCTATCAACTCCCGTTCCTTTGCTCCAAACATTATCTTTATAATTCCAAATAATGTATCTTGATGGGGTGTAACCACTATCAGCATCACTTGGGAAAAACCACCATATTTCATTATAGTTTGAGTTATGACCACCAGCGGCAACTGCTCTCATTGGATAATCTAAATTATCATAAATATAATCATGCACATCACATGGAATTTCTTTAACTGTGCCATCATAAATAAATACAGAATTTTCTCCTAGCCATGCTAAAAAATCTCCTGTGCTGACAACAGATCTCATTCCTAATGGCCTACAATTTTCTCCAGCTTGAGCTATTGCATATACAAAAGGATTGCCAGAATAATACATTCTAGTGACTCCTGTTTCTGTAAAAACTATGGTGTCTAATTTATATTTTTTTGCACCTATAATTTCACCAGAACTAGGTATGATTAAATCTCCAGCTGTGTTTGTTGCTTTAGCAGTCCAATCGTTATTATCCTCTCTGTTTGACCAAGCTATTTTTCTAGGATCTCCACCAGAACCAAAAGTAACTAAATGTCTTTCGTTAGTTACAACTATTGATTTATTGTTTGTTGGTGCATTGCTTAAAACGGCGGCGACTGTATCTGCTGATCCACTTGAATTAGATCTCCATCTGTAAACCTTACCATCACCAGCAAAACAAATAATTAAATCTTCACCCCAATTATCAAATGAAAAATCTTTACTATTAAAAGATAGGCCAGATTGTGAACGTGCATCACCATAATCCTCAACACCCCAATGATAAGCTCCATAACCCAATGGATCTGCGCTTGTGTCATTTACAAAACCAGCTGGAGTTATGTCTGTAGTAGATCCTTTGTAGATAACAAATATTTTTTGTCTTGTGCCAACAGCGATTACAGAGTTTCCAGAGTTATCATTATAAGCATATAAAGCTATGATTTCTCCGGTAATTGTGCCGTGTGATAATTTTTCCCAACCTTTAATCGGTGTTAAATAGCCATTTTGGAATCTGACTAAATTGCCATCAACCCAACGTCCTTTATTTGAATACTCTGTCCCGTTGGTTACTATTCCCGCTGGTGGTGTTATAGAAACTAATGCCATTCACTTAACCCAAACTCCACTAAGATCCTTCTAATTGTGATTCTAGCTCATCTATTTTAGCTGATAGCTCTTGTACTGATTTAACAAGCAAAGGCACAATTTTTGATTGATCTATACCTTGTGGCTTTATACTTCCATCTTCATTTACAGCATCTTTTTCTCCCAAAATAGATTCTGGAACGTAAGGAGAAACCTCATGTGCTAAGAAACCATCTACCACTCTATCTGGCCCGTCCTTAATAAAATTAAACCTACATGGTTTTAATTCATTTAATCTTTCTAAGCCATTAAAATCATAATTAACATTTTCTTTTAGTCTGTAGTCAGAAGATGTTGAATAAGTAACAGTAGATGCCCCGTCTTGAGAAATACTACCTATAGCGGCACTATCACTATCATTAAATCTAATATAT